GTGACATCAAGTTATTGGAGATGGCGGGATTTCAAACACGCTATCACAGACAACATCCATTGGTGCGTGATAGAATTAACAGTGGCAACTCACTGTTCTTTAAGAGACCTGATGGCAGCACTCGCTTTACCATTGACCCCAGTTGTAAGAAGACCATTGCCTGTTTAAAGAACTGGGCTTATAAAACTGACAGTATGATACCAGATAAGAATTCTGGTTGGGATCATGGATGCGATGCTTTGACCTATATGGTCCAGTTCTTGTATCCAATCTCAAAACCCGTAACGCCAAGTGCTCCACAAAGATTTGGACATGCACTTGCTAAATAATAATTCAAAGGAATAGCATAGAATGGATATCGTAATTTCACAAGACTACGCGGAAGCAACTTCTGCCAATCAACTTCACATTCGCAACAGAACAAGATGGCAATTCATGCTAGACAGTTATGTAGGTGGTGACGAATACAAACAAGGTGGCTATCTTACACGCTACCAACTTGAAACTGAAACAGAATATGTTCAGCGCACACAAGTAACTCCACTAGACAATCAATGCCGTAGTATCATTGCTACCTACATTAGTTTTATGTTTAGACAAACTCCTGAACGCAACTTCAACACATTTGAAAGTGAACCCACATTACCTGCGTTCTTAGAAGACTGTGATTGGGAAGGTCGTAGTTTAGACAGTTTCATGAAGCAAGCAGCAATCTATGCCAACATCTTTGGACACTCATGGATTGTAATGAGCAAGCCTGATGTGGGCGCAGTTACTCGTGCAGATGAGATGGCACAAAATGTGCGTCCTTATGTCAACTTGCTAACTCCACTAGTTGTTACAGATTGGAAGTGGGCTCGTAGACTAAATGGCAGTTACGAACTTGTCTACTTAAAGTATGTTGAAGACTCCAACGACACAATCACTGTGATCAAAGAGTGGACAAAAGAAACTGTGGCCACAACAACACTAAGTCACAAAGAAGAAATGATCGTTGATCGCTTAGAAGAACTCAATGGCTTGGGCATGATTCCTGCTGTTATCGTATATGCACACACAAGTTCAGTGCGTGGCATTGGCCTAAGCACTATCAGTGATATTGCTGATGCACAGAAGTTTATCTTCAACATGACCAGCGAAGCAGAGCAAGCAGTTCGCTTAGGCAGTCACCCATCGCTAGTTAAAACAAAAGACACCAACGCTGGTTCTGGTGCTGGCAGTATCATTGAGATGGAAGCCAATTTGGATCCACAACTAAAGCCTTATGTGCTAGAGTTCAATGGACAAGAGATCAGCAGCATTTACACTGCAATCAACAACACAGTTGCCAGCATTGATAAGATGGCCAATACTGGTAGTGTTCGTGCAACAGAAACTAAAACAATGAGTGGCGTTAGTCGTGAAGTAGAGTTCCAATTGCTTAATGCTCGTTTAAGTGAACAAGCAGACAACATTGAACTTGCTGAAGAACAACTATGGCAAATCTACGCTGCTTATCAAGGCACTGCCTGGGATGGAGTAGTAAAGTATCCAGACAGTTTTGCAATTCGTGACACACAAAATGATTTAGATCAATTGGTCAAAGTCTATGACAAAGTGCAGGACCCAGTAGCAAAAGCAATTATTGAAACTGAAATGCTAAATTTAGTGGATATTACCACTGAAACCGCATCCGCGTAACGAGAACTTACTAAATAGAATGCGGGGATTGATCGTCCCCAAATAAACATACTCTCGTTAGAGGAGAGGCAGAAGGATAACAATGGCCCAAGAAAACATTGGCACAACAGCGGATACTGATACTGCTGAACAAAATTACAATCAGGTAGAAAAGACTTACTCTCAGAAAGAAGTAGATGACTTAATGGCCCGCACTAAAAGTGCAGTGCAAAAGAAAGCATTGAAACCATATGAGGACTTAGGTGACCCAGATACTATTCGTGGAGTGCTTACACAGCATCAACAACGCGAACAGGAAACTGCACTAAAGCGTGGTGAGTTTGATCGTGTTATGAGTGACCTGGCAACCAAGAAGGATGCTGAGATCTCAAAACGAGATGCGATTATTCGTGAGTTTAAAGTTGAACAACCTTTGGTTAACTTGGCGGCACAGTATCGTAGTGTAAACCCAGAACAGGTAAAGCAATTGCTCAAGCCTAATCTGCGTTTAAATGAAGAAGGTGATGTTGAAGTTCTTGATCCCAAGACTGGCAGCGTCAGGTATGACGACAATGGCTCTCCCTTAACTGTGGACAAATATGTAAAAGAGTTCTTGGACGCGAACCCACACTTCACTTCTGCTACGCCTGCAACAAGTAATACTCAAGGTAATGTTAACAAGACAGTTGGCACGCCAATTGATCTTAAAAACTTAGACTTAACACGACCTGATCACAGAAAACTATACGCTGAAGCAAGACGCAACGGCAAGATCTAACTATTGAATAGTTAGGCAAAGAATAGAAAAAGGTAAAATAAAATGGCTTACAATACAGCATATGATTTAGACAGTTTAATGGTTAACACCAAGGCTGCAACAGTATACACTGCTCAAGAGAGTTCATTGTTCTTGGCTGGTGGCATTGTTCCAACAATCCAACTTCCAGCAGGTAGCATCGCTGCACAAATCCCAGTTATGGGTTCTGTTACAGCAACTAAGTTGGGCGCTGCTTCCCACGACGCAGAAGACTTCGCTGCTGTTGGTATTACAGATAGCAAAGTTATCATCACTTCAAACATCTACGCTGCTCGCGAAGTTGTTCGTGACCTAGGTGGTATTGACCCTAACGAATTGGGTCGTGTTTTAGGTAATGCAGTTTCTGCAGCCTTTGACAAAGATGTCGTAGCCGCAATGGCTGGCTTGACTGCCTCTGCTGACACAGGCACAATGACATTGAACGCATTGTTTGATGCTGCTGCACAAATCCGTGCTGCTGGTGAAACAGGTCCTTTGGTTGGTGTTATCAGCCCACAAGCCGCTGCTGAATTGATGAAAGTTATTGGCTCTGCTGCTTACGCTGGTGGACAGTTCCAATCTGAAGCAATGGCTAATGGTTTCGTTGGTCGCATCGCTGGTATCACAATTTTCCAAAGCGCATTTGCTACTCCAACAGTATCTGGCGTTACTGGTTTCAAAGGTGCTATTTTCGCACAAGACGCTCTGCGTATCGCTATGTTCAAGAATGTTGACCTAGAAGTTGCACGCCGTGCTGCTGCTGTTGGTAATGACATCGTTGCTTCATTGCACGCTGGTGTTGGTGTTGTTGACGCAACACGCGGTGTTAAATTAGTTGACGCTTAATAGTTAATAGGAGATCACGATGTCTTTTATCATTTCAGGTAATACATTCCGCAGTTTTGCTGAATACCAGAATGTGCTGGATCGTGATCAACGCCTATTTGAAAGCAATGAAGGACTAACTGACGAAGTTGTTGAAGACATGTTGATCCGTGCCAGCGAGAGATTGCTGGTGCGTATCAGAGCAACGGATTGGTGGAGAAATTACCAATTCAAACGCAACACTGCTTTAAAGAACGATGTTAGATTAGTTCCTCCAGTTAACCCATTGAAGATTATTACACGAAAAGCAGACTTTACTGACCTGTGTGTATTTCTTGCCTTAGCAGAATATATTTTGCCAAAGGTAGCAGACTTTGCTAATCAAGATAGTGCTGAAGTCCAAAAGATCAAGTATTATGAAGATAGAAGCGAGAAACTGTTCAATGAGATAATTGAAGCAGGAGACTGGTATGACTTTGCTGGCGACGGCACAGTTAACACTACTGACATTGAGCCTTCAAGACTTAACCTGGTTCGTGTGCGATGAGAACAGAATTATTAACTTACCTAAGTGCAAATCTTACTGGCAGTATTAAAACTGCTGAAGACTTGCCATGGAGTCAAGGTGATAATCCATTGTATCTTCAAAACAAGAAACGAGTTTATCTTGACGAGCCTGTTATTAGACAGACTTCAGTCATTCAACTATTAAACAGTCCAGATATCACAGAAACTGTAACAACAGTTAAAGGATACTTGGCAGTTGATGCTAAGAATAGACCTATTGATTTAGATTCAGTATTGGCCACTTTAAAAGCGGCAAAAGATTTGTCCAACATACCAGCGTCTTTCAGAAAAGAATTTGACTATGATGTGACTATTGACAGAGATGTCATGACTTATACTCTTGAGTATAGGTTCAACACAATAAATTAAGGAACAAAAGAAATGGCATATATTAATGCAACCACAGCGGTAAACCGCGTAAAACTTGTTCTTGTTAAGTATGATGCAACTGCACACGCTACGCTTACTGCTAGCGACTTCTATAGTGCTGTTGATTCTGCTACTGGTGATTTAACACTAGTTGCTGGAGCCATTGAACTAACAGGATTACAAGATGTAACTATCAACAATGCAAACGGATCGTTCAGGTTTAAAACCTTGAGCCAGTCTGGTGAGAATGTGATTA